CTTTTTTTGTTCGCACTTTTCCACAATGTCGGCATTCGCCCGCACAAGGTTCTTGACCGTCGTTGCGGACACACCGTTGATTTTCGCTGTGGCGCAATAGTTATTCGTCTGCACATAGTCCGCCAGTATTTTCTTTTTCTGTCGGTCTGTCAGACGCGCAGCCATTGTCACCACCTCGCACTTTTATTTGCTACCAGCCCCCGCCCCTTGGCTTTACATAGCAGACTTTACCCGCCCCGAAGGGCATACACTTACTGGCTCAAGCTCGCCCGGTGTTGTCGCCGATTTGGCCTGATTTAATCGCTCACCCCATGCTCACGCGAACCATTATTGCCGCACTTTCAGGCGGGAGATTTGCCCATTGCCAAAGGCAGCGGCGCTCCTCTTTTGGAGCGGCGAGGCGGTATTGAGCCGCCACACGTCCGCAATGTTGCCTATAGTCATTGCTTTCGCTTCTGCTTCTGCACGCCGCATATATGATCGTCTTTCCCGCTTAGATTGTCACACGCTACCGGCAACTACGCTCCGAAAAGTCGTAGCCCCTATTCCGTCAGGTCAAACCGGTCTTGACGCATCAAGACAAGCGCAGTTTTCAGCGAGCATTGTCATTCCCATGTGAGCCATGACGATGGCGATCTCACATTGTCCGGGCGCGACCCGGCCTCTGGCACAAGCGGCAGGGGTCAAACCTGCACATCTGGGAGTCAAAGTCCCATGCCTTACCATTTGGCTACGCTTGTGTATGTCCCCGCTGGGCCACATCGTTGAGAGGTGCGCGGGGTCCTGTGCCGCATGAGAGGTGCGACCTCTCGGCCCTGATCGTGGGCTGCATCGTGCGTGCGGCATGTTGCGGGGGCGGTGTGAAAAGATGAAAAACACCGCGCCCCGCTATGGCGCAGGAGGTAAACGCCATAAATGAGAGAACCGCAAAGGCTTTTACACCTCTGCGGTTCAATTCTCCCATAATTGCAATACCCTGACTCACTTATAAGTGAGTTTTGCAAAATATTTTTATAAACTTTTTGGGTAGTCCGACCGCCCGAGCAGATAATCAATCGACACGCCGAAATAATCGGCAATGCTCATCAGTGCGTCCATTGATGGTTTCTGCGTCCCCATCTCGTAGCGTTTGATCGTGTTGCGGTTCAGCCCGCACAGCTCGGACAGCACGCAGCGCTTTAATTGCTGGCGTTCGCGTAACCTCCGCAGGCGGTCAGGAAATGTGCTCATATGCGCCTCCGCTCTGCTCGAAAAACTTCTTTTGCTCCTTCAATTTCTGCAACTATGTATTCGCTATCAAGATTTACATATTTCACAGTACCTTGTTTTCGATATGTTTTCGCTGCCAAAATAAGGCTCCTATCGTTTTGCTCTCCCACGCGAATCGCAATTTGCTTATATACAACTGCGTCACGGTTCAGGTGCTTAGCGTCCATCTTTGCCCCCTTTTTGTTTTAACTCACAGCGGGTAATAATGATCCACTTACTCACCACCCAGCTTTCTCTTCACCCACGCCCACAGGTTTCTCCACGGGTGGGCTTCTGCGTAGTTGGCGCGCTGCTCGGCGTTGTATCGCTTGTCACGCATTACATCAATGACCTTCCCCTTAAAAGCAAGACCGTCGTTCGCCCGCCCAAGCGCCGCCTCAGTGTCAGCGAGCTTATTTCGCAATGCATCCGCGTCCGCTTTCAGGTTCGCAATCTCATTTGCCTTGTTGATGGCCTCGTCGTTCATCCGGTCGATCTGCTTGGTCAGGGCGGCGTTTACCCGCTTTAATTCCTGCACTTCCGCCTGTGCGTCCTCCACCATCTTCGCCATCTGGTCTTTGGTGTACTTTTTGATTTTGATGCTCATAATTTGGCTCCTTTCATTCGTAGCTGTTCTTCCCGTCCCCGGTCGCTCACGATGCTCACGACCTTGCAGTCGCCGTATCGCTCGATGTCCATGGCGATGCGCTCCTTGATGCCCTGCGCATCAGCGGCGGGGACGTTGGCTTTAATCGTGATCGTCAGCATATACATTCCCTTTCACATGCTCTTTCCACCACAGATATTCTTTGCGCTCTCGTCGATATTCAAAAATCAGGCTTTCCGCCTTGCAGATATCGCGGAATCTGTTGCTTGCTGCAATCCATGCAGTCTCAACCAGCCACCATAAAAAGCATAACGCTGCAAGAATCGCTGCAATTCCGCCAATCGCTATAAAGAACATTCCAACGCCTTCAACAAAAGATTCCATTCGTTACACCTCCCTCCGCTCGCCATCGCTGCAAAAACCGTCCGCCCAGACTCCATCAGAACGGTTCATACACCATAAGACGCCTTCGGCATATCCACTTTCCAGTCTGTCTTTCCGATTCAGCTCCCGATGGTTTCGGCAGTCCTTGCACCGAGTAACGACCACAGCATCGACGGTTGGAAGAACATACTTGATTATGTGATGTGCTTCTGTAAATCCCTCGGCAAGACTATCAAGCTGAGTTTCACCGTTGTGTATCAATTCTTTCGTTTTCTCGTATTCTTTGCCAAACAGTCTCAATGCTTCATCAGCGTCAATCAGCCTCATCGCTGTCACCTCCGTCCATCTTCGCGCCGCAGTTGGGGCAGAAACCAAAATGGTTGATTACCTGTGCGTAGTATTCCTTGCCGCAATTCGAGCATTTCGCAAAGCCCTGCCGCCAATTACCGTTCTCGTCAAAACACGGCTCGAAGCACCCATGCACCACCGGGGCCACGTCGGCGGCGGGGAACGCTGCGATGACAGCATATACTCCATCCGCAAATAGCCTTTCTACCAAACCATGTTCGCCAAGCTCCATTTTCTTGAATTTGGTAATGAGCGCCTCCCGCTTAATGTATTCATCCATTGTCAGAAGTCCTCATCACATACGCCACGCAGTTCTCAGGGTCATTCCCACAAAGACATGGCGCATATACGCACGAATCACAAATTGTAAACATCTCAGTTAGTGTCATTTTCAGCCCTCCTGTTCCACACTTCGATTTTGTCCGCCTTAATTACAAAACCGGAAAGAACGCAGCCGTTGTACCAGTGCTTCCACTCCCCACGGTTTGCCGTTCTCATGATCGCGCCCATAGGCTTATTGTCTGCGCCACAGAACGGGCAGGGCTTCAGTTTTACTTCCATTGTTCCGCCTCCATCTGCTCTATCTGGGCGCACAGTTCATCCGTTACGTCATTACCGTAGCTGAGTTCTTCGTAACCCCAGCCACCGCCGTCGCTCAATTTCTCCACATCTATCCCGTGCTGTCCAAGCCAAAACCCTACTTCACGGTCAAGATTGCTTGCCATTCTTGCATAGAGCGCAATACGGTGCATCTTCTCGCGGATATACTTCGGTACTTTCATCCCGCCCTCCTGTTCCAAGCGGCGACCGCATTCTCGGGGTCTTCATCTGTCTCGTCGAAGGTTGGCCCCATTGCGTGGCAGCTCTGGCATTCGACCCACGAAGGTTCAACTTCAATATCGGCGTCCACATAAGCGCCGTTACTGTCGATCTCTGGAATCGTATAGACCTTGCCGCCCATGAGCTTTGCTTCGCCCCCGCAGAACGGACACCGTTTCACTTCATCCAATGTGACGCCGCCTCCTTTGCTTCCTCCTGACTAAGAAAAACAACGCTTCCGAAATTGCTGAGCCGTTCATAATCTCCGCCATGTCTCCCCTCCAGATAGACCGCATCTGCCATGACGTGTAGCGGGATTGCGGGCTCCATGTCCGCAGCCCACACCGTATCTCCAATTTTGCACGGTCGGATGACTATTTGATGGTTTCTATCGGCCTCGGCCAGCTCGCGCAGGCGGGTATAGCTGCAAAGGCTTTCCAAATCAGCAAGGCGCATGAGCTTCAGCGCGGTCTCGTCTGCCTTGTCCTTCGGCAAAACCTCCTCCGGCTCAAGTCCTTTGTCCTCGTAGGCGGCGAGGCGATCCTTGAGGCGATTGCGGCAGTACAGCGCGGTGCAGTCAACCATCGGCTTACCATGCTTACCCGTCCAATCCGCTTTGCACTTCTCGCAGTCCATCATTGCCTGTCCATCGGTGTCGCGCTTCGTCAGTCGTTCCATTACTCCACCTCCTGCATCCAGAACTCGCGGCGGCAATCACTGCACTTTTTCAACGAATGGCATTCTGCTAAGCATGAAATGTGAAAGTCAAACCTTTTTGGGCAAAAAGTCAACACCCCATCATCCGCAGGGCGCGCATTCGGCCACTGCTCCAGAAACACACTCTGCCGCGTTTTGCGTGGATGTGCGGCAGCCCATTCCTCGACGATTTTGACGGCTCTTTCGGGGTTTTCAAACATCCACCGGCAGCATTCGTCCACAGGCTTTGCTTCATCCACGCGGCATCCTTCGCAATCCGGTGAAAACGAATTACACATCCTGTTTTGCTCCTCGATAAACTTTACAGCATCCATCACATTTCCCTCCATCTGCACCCGTCACAGGCGCCCTCGTGTGCGTGTTTGTACTTCCCGCAGTATTGGCATAGTTCGTTTTTCATGGCGTGCAATTCTTCTTTAAGCCGCAAAACCTTGTCTGTTTTCGACACAGCCATGTCAAGCAATTCCTTGATGTCTCCCGGCGTCAGCCCCGTGTCCTCATAGGCGCGCAGGTCTTCCCGGTTCCTCAAATAGTCCAGAATGAGCTGCTGCACCACGAACCGCTGCGTTATCGGCCACGCCGCGATCTGCTCTTGCAGCTTTTTCAATGCTTCGTCCGAAACCATCACTCCACCTCCTGCAGCTTACTAATCACTTTTCGGATCACATCGCCGCCGTAAGCATCTTTTGTCAACTCCAAGAACTCCGTCAGCGTCATCATTCCATGCTCGAGGTCAACACCGTGATCGCGGGCAAACTGCTTTCGCCCCATGTCACACGAACCGGTCAAACGGTGGTGCCAATCGTAAAAATACTGCGTCGGATACGTTTTTTCGCGGTCTGTTTCACGCAGGAACGCATCAATGCGCTCATCTTCCGGCATATCCTCGAAAAGCTTGTCTCGAAGAGCCTCCATTGTTCCGCGCAGCGTTTCGCCGTGCGCAAAAACATTTTCCTGCTTGACGATGTAGCACGGTGTGAGCGTCAAATCCTCGTTCACGATTGCCCCATGCGCGGTGTTGCCGCGCACAGAGCGAATCAGCGTGTTTACACCGTCAATTCGAAAAACCGGCTCTCCGTTGAAACTTTTAATGCCGGAGCCGTAGCCGTCGCCGGAGCCGTCGCCGTCGCCGGAGCCGTCGCCGGAGCCGGAGCCGTAGCCGTAGCCGGAGCCGGAGCCGTAGCCGGAGCCGTCGCCGGAGCCGGAGCCGTAGCCGGAGCCGGAGCCGGAGCCGTAGCCGGAGCCGGAGCCGTAGCCGGAGCCGGAGCCGGAGCCGTAGCCGGAGCCGGAGCCGGAGCCGTCGCCGGAGCCGTCGCCGGAGCCGTCGCCGGAGCTCGCAGCCAGAAAGGCTTTGATCTTCTCGTCAAGTGTCATCTCTTCCACTCCTTTACCCCTCGGAGCGACGCAGATGCCTTATCCGTGCACAGGATGATCTGGATTGCCCCCAGCACGGTCATTTCCGGGATCGTCACGGTAAAACGGCAGTTGTCCGGTGCTTTTGTGCCATCCTGCGCCAGCTGCTCAACAGCACACGCGCCGTCCCAGCTCCACAGCTTGCGAACATCGGTCATGGTAACCTCGGAGCCGTTGCGCTCCTTGATCTTGCCAAAAAACACGCCTGCGCGGTCACAGCGAACGATGTAGTTCTGATTGTTGTTCATGATGAAATTCCTCCTGATTTTTGTTAAAATTTAAAGCTCTCTCTGAGTTTCTTCCCGTTGATATCGGCCTCTGCCGTAAAGCAGCGGTGCGCCTCGTTGATGTAGACGACACGCCCGTGCGCAGTCGTCTCTTTCGTGGTTACGCTCATAATGCCGTTACTGCCCTCAAATGCGGCAGGCTTCCAGCTAAATGGTTCTCCGATGTACATGCGTCATTCCTCCCCGAATCTCAGTTTTGTCACGGCAATGGGGAATTCCTCGATCTCGCTTGCCCAGCGTGCCGTGCCATTACCGTTGTGCCGCTCGAACACCAGCGGAAAGCCGCCGATGCCGTCAAACAGGCTACCCATCGTAACAGGGCGCAGATATTGTGCGCTGATGCGCTTTGCCAAAAAGTCCCAGAACGGCAGGGCGATAGAGTTGCCCAGTGACTTATAGCGCGGGCTGTCGCTTGGCTTGCGCAGCTTGCCCTTGCTGTCGCGCCACTCGCCGATATCAGTCCATTGGTCAGGGAAACCTTGCAGCCGTTCGCACTCCATCGGCGTGAGGCGGCGTACCACCATGTTTTGCATGACCGTATTATTCAGGTTCAGGCTTTGCCCTCTGCTTTCTTTTGCTTGTAACGTCCCGTTTGTTTCGCCTCCCTCGCAGAAGTTCCGGCAATCAACGGCACATACAACCGGCTGATTGTTTCCGCTCATGCCCGCCGCTGCGGTCAGTGTGGGTAATCTGTCGTCTGTCCGAAGTTCGGCCCCGCCTTGCTGTGTCGCCATGCAGAAAATCGTCTGATCGTTGCCAGTGCCAAGCGTGCCACTTTTGTCCTCCTGCACTAAAGCACCTTTTCCTCCTCCGTCACAGCCCCCTCTAATTCGGACTGCATAAGAAGCACCGCTTTTAGCGTTTCCGGCAAGTCTTTCCCGCGCCGTTCCGCTCTCCGCAGGATGCCCTGACACGCTTTTGCGCTCAAAGAGTATTTCGCCTGCGGTGTCGCCTCCAAAATCTGCGACAACCGAGATACGACGGCGGCGTTGGGGGACTCCCCAGTGTTGCGCGTCATGCACTCGCCAAGCCACGCTCCATCGTCCTCCCACTTCATCGTGGTACCCCCCCCAGGTGTTCCAACCCTTTTCAGACACTTCAATATCGGGGGCTTCCGGCTGTGCGATGCGGATGATCTCTTCGAGGACTGCCGCGAAGTCTTGCCCTTTGTTGCTTGAAAATGCTCCGGGCACGTTTTCCCAGACCATAAACCGAGGTCTGACCATGTCACCTGTCCGTCCGTTCGCTCTGTCACGTTCTCTCATCTCCTTCACGATGCGGATCTGTTCCATGAACAATCCACTCCTTGCGCCGGCCAATCCGGCGCGTTTTCCTGCAATGCTCAAATCCTGGCACGGGGATCCGCCCGTGATAACGTCCACGGCCTCGATCTCCGCGCCATTGATTTTCGTAATATCGCCGAGGTGCTTCATCTTCTCCCCTCGCATTCTCCGAACATTTCCCGAAACGTCATCCCCGTCAAGTCTTCCAGCGCCAGCAGCAGCCGCACCGTTGTATCGCGGTCGCCGCGCACCCACGCCGACACCGTAAACTGCGACGTGCCGAGGTATTGCGCCAGCTCTGTCTGGTTATAGTTCATCTTTTCCAACGCTTCCTTGAGCACCGGATAAGTGCAGAACTCAAACGGCGTTTTTGGTCTCACAATCTTGCTCATGCGTGTACCTCCCCGTAGATCAGTGCGTCAAGCGACACGCCCAGCGCTTCGGCAATGTACAGGTACGTCGGCATTTTCGCGTACCACAGTCCGGTTTCGAGGTTATGTATCGTGGTCAGCCCGACGCCCGCCTTGTCGGCAAGCTGCTGCAAGGTCATCCCGCGCAGCTTACGCCATGCCAAAATACGCTTGCCGATTTCCTGCTCAGTCGGAACGCCCTTCGGTATTCCGCTCTCGAGCAGTAACGCGCTTACGGGGACGTCGAACGCCTTCTCCAATCTCCCAAGCGATTCTAACCTCGGGTAACACCTCCCCGTTTCCCATAAAGCGACGGTGCTTTGCGGCGCGTCAATATCCGCCGCAAAGGACAACTGTGAAAGACCTTTCTTCTTGCGCAAATCGCGGATGCGATGACCTAATTCCATTTTTGTGACCATCTTTTCTTGCTCCCTCATTTCGTTCGTTGATAGCGCCGCGTCTTAAACTGCCGCGCGCCCCAATAGGCACCGCGCTCCTGCGTTTGGCGCGCTTCCTCTTCCTTCGCCTCGTTATACTTGGCAATATCCGCCTGATAGTACGGGCAATCGCTGTGGCAGCCTACATGCCGCGTTGGCGACTTGCAGCTGTGGCAGTGTTCAAAACTCATCTCACACCTCGCGGATCGTGATGCCATACTTCGCCAACATTTCGTTTTTCTTTCTGAGATACATTTGCGTCCGTTTCCCCTTGACATCCTCGACCTCTTGCAGCCAGTAGACTTGCCCGTTGCAGTCGGGCGCGGTAGGCCGTTCATAGACAAAGTCCGCAAAATATCTCTCTGGCTTAACGCGTGATCCGTCCGAGCAGATGTAGGTCTCTTGCAGTGTAAAAGATCGCTCTATCTGCAAATTTCGAATAAGCCCTTGCCTCTCCATCAAGGCCAACTCGTCATAACGCCTCGCCTCTTTGGCACTCTTGAACTCATGCACTTTCCCGTTAGGCATAACGCGCGGCGTAAATCGATTGCCGTACTTGCTTTTCTTCGGCTTTTGCGTGCCTGCCAGCTTGTCAAGCACCTGCTTCTGCGCCTGCGGCCCCAGCCTCGCGAGGTCAGCTGATGTCAGCGCCATCGTGTGCCTCCTCCTTGCTGTCCGAGGGGTCGTCCCGCAGGCCGACCGCAATGTGCATCATGTTCTTCTCATCGACGCGCTGGTGAATCTCGTATTGCCCAAGCAACGGGTTCACCTTCGGCCTTTCGAGGTGGAGCGCCTTCATGCGTGGGATATCTTCTCCCGTGTCGGGGTCCTTCACTGCCTCGCCGTAGGCAAGCGCGATCTGGATAATCCAAGCGTCGAACGCCATGCGCAGCTGGTTCAGCCCTTTTATATCCTCGTGCAGCTTCGCATTCGCTTTCATCAGCTCGCCGACTTTTTTCTGGTATCTGCCGAGCTCGTGCTCAAGCCGTTTTACCTTGTCTCTGTTTCTTTCGCTCATCGGTTCTCCGTCCTTTCGTAGTGCAGCGTCAGCGCCCGAGCGATCGGGCAGCGCCGCCATTCTTCGTTGGCGCAGTAGCGCCGCGTGTATTCGTCCAGCTCTTCTTTCGGTAGCTTGACTTGCGCACCCTCGCAGTTGAGATAGTCGCGGTAGTCCCGCGAGTAAAACGGGCACTTGAAAATGCCCCCGCGATACCCGCTCACGGCGCACCGCCTGCCATTTCGGCAGCCGCCGCTTCCCACGTCAGCCCGTGTTCCCGCGCATAACGCGATACGCTCGGCATGAACGCCTCCTGTTCGGCTATCCGCTCGATGTATGGCTTCATCCACGCCACCGAGACGTGCGGGTAAGCTGCGCCCCTGATCTTTGCAAGCACTTGGCCGACTTTCGGGGGGAATCCCCTCGTATCCTCAGCAATCAGCGCATTTACTGCGTCCATCGCCTCGGCAGGGTCTTCACTGCCCAGCATGTCCGACCAGAGGGAAACCAGCTCTTCGGCTTCTGTGCGGGGCATCTTGGCATAGGCCTGCGGATAAGCCTGTTTTAATCGCCCCAAAAGGCTAATTACGTCAGCTCTTTCCACGGTTCTTTTCCTCCTCCAACATCTCGGCGAATACATCGCCTCCGACAAACGGCTTATTCTGCGACGCTTTGCCGCCCTTGTCCTGCTCTCTGGCAAGCCAAGCGGTGATGAAACGTTTAATCCCTCCGCGTGTCTTTCGCTTGGTAGGGTTCGCGTCGCACCATCCCGCCATGTTTCTGAGCTGTTGCAGAACGTCAACGTTCGGATAGAGCTGCGACCATTTGGCCCTGTCGTTCTCCGACACGTCATAGAACGTTCCGTCATTCAGCGGCAAAGAAATCACCGGCGGCGCGTCAGCCGCTTGCGGCTCAGCGCATAATATGTACTCTTCTTTACTCTTCTCTACTCTACTTTTCTCTACTTTACTTTGTCGTTCGATGTCAGCATTTTTTGAAAAAATGTTTACATTTTTCGCAGAAATGTAAACATTGGGCAAAATTTGGGCAACATCAACCAGAAGGATGTTGTAATCGACTTCGAGAGTTTTACGGCGGCTGACTGCCTCGAAGTACCTTTCCTGTATGCCTTTAGAGGTCAATACGTGGTACTTGTCATACTTCTCTTTGTCGAACATCCCTCGTCTGATAGAAGCCTCTATTATTTCGGAAACGACGCTCCCACCCAACCCGACCTTGCGGGCGAACAAAAGCGCAACCTCCTCTGTCCATTCAATGTAGTAACCCGCCTTGCCGTAAATCTCTTGCAGCAAGTGAACGACTACACCAAATCCTGTCAAGCCAAATTCTGCTTCTATCAGTTCAAACTTTGCGTTCAATGTGACATCAAGCGGAAAGTAATCGATCCCGCTCTTTGCCATAGACTACTCCCTTAAAACGGCAGCTCGCCGTCGTCCTCGCTGACCTCTGCAAAGCCGCCTGCGGCGCTCTCTGCGGCGTATTGCGGTGCGGCGGTGTTGTTACCCTCCGAGCGCCTGTTGTCCGCGGAATACACGCTGGCAGCCTGCACCTCGTAGCTCCTACGCTTGTTGCCGTTCTTGTCCGTCCAGTCGCGCATCTGCAAGCGCCCCTCGACGCCGATCATGCGACCCTTATCGGCGTAGTTGCAGAGCACTTCTGCCGTGCCGCGCCATGCGACAACGTCGATCCAGTCCGTGCCGCCCTCTTTGCCGTTGCGATCAACGGCAAGAGGGAACGACACAACGGATACGCCGCTGTTCGTCTTTTTCAGCTCCAAGTCACGCCCGATGCGTCCCATCAGGCAGATTCGATTCATGCTCATTTCAATTCCTCCTCGCTTTGGTGTTGGTGCAGATAGAGCACATGGCTCTTGCCGATGGCGGCGTTTTGGGCGAGCCATGCGCGCGCCTGCTCGCGGGATAGATGGCTCTCCATCGCGCGGCTCTCATAGCTGAATTCTCCCGCCTCCAGCTTGCGCTTCATGCGCTCCTGTATCTCCTCTTCGCCGTAATTGGCTTCGATCAGATAAAGGTCGTAGTCCTGCGCCACAATGCCGTCCAGCGAGGCGCAGTCCGTCGCATAGAACACGCGCTCGCCGTTTGCAAATTCGATATGCCACGCACAATTCGGAACATCGTGAGGAATGGAATTGTAGGACACACAGACGGGGTAGAGAAAGGAACAGGAGTAGAACAGCACATGGCATGCCATGCCCTCGTCGGTCACGCGGCGGTCCACGCCGATGCGTCCCATCGGTTCCATGAGCCACGGAGGGACGCACCAGCGCAGCGCAGGGCGCAGGAAGTGCAGGCGCTTGATGGTCTCGGGGTTGAAGTGGTCGCCGTGAACATGCGTCAGCAGGACGAGCCTCAATCCCTTGCAGTATGGTTCGAGTTCCCGAAAGGGAACGCCGCAGTCAATGAGTATTTCATCATTCAGCAGTACGGCGTTCCCCTTGGAGCCGGTCGAAATGACCTTGACCTTACAGATCATTCATGCTCACCTGCTTGGTGGTGCCGGTCTTTCCGTCGTCCGGCGTACCGAGGGCGTCAGCGGGAGCGGGCAGCTCGTCCTTGACCTTGCCTGTGGTCTCGTCCACTTCGACGGTCTGGAGATCAAAATACTGCTCGCGGCTCGCGCGTCCCTCTTTCAGTGAGGTATACACATTACGCAGGCGCACGATGCTCTGCGCCGTGAACGCTTCGGCCTTGCAGCCGATGTACTTTTCAAGGCACTCCATCGGTACGCCGAAGTCATCCTTGAACGCCTGTCCCATCTTGCGTACGCGGTCGATCATGGGTTCATCGCTCTTTCCCATCATCGTCTTGGTACACGCCGCAAGAGCGGCGTCTACCACGTCGCCGGGGATAATGCCAAGAATGCACGCGCGCATACGGCGCGCGCCCTGATTGGCGACCATTTCATAAATGTCGCGCGGGTCGGTGAGGGCAACGCTGCCTTTCTTGGTGTAGCGGATATGCGGCACGGTGAAGATCTTCGTCTGGCGGGTGTTGGTCTCCAAATCCCAGCAGTAGGCCATGACGGTACTCTCGCCGTTCTTCTGCTCCAGCTCGGTAATGCCGAAGTCGAGGTTGCCCCAGTTCTGCGCCATGACCTCGGCGAGACGGATCGAGGGGCCGGTCACGTTCTCGCCGCCGCGCGGGTATTCATAGATCGCGCGCTCGGCAAGGCTCTTGCGCTTGCAGGCGTTGAGAATGCGGTTGTTCGCTTCGATCTCGTCACGGGGAAAACGCTTGGCGACGACCATTGCCGCCTGTACCTCCTGCGCCTGACGGGAGATCATCATTTCGGCGTTCACGCTCTTGGCGCTCACAACTTCGGTGCTGTTGTAGGTCTGCATTTCGTTCATGGTAATATCCTCCTTAAAATAATCATTCGTACTGATAGCCATTGCTGACAAGGAATTGCTTCAAAAGGCGCAGGCGCTCGCGCGTATCGGTCACGCGGAACGACACCGTGAGGCGTTCAACCGCCGCCTGCTCCACGCGCTTCGGGACGACCTGCGGGGCCGCTGCGACGGTATCTCCAGCAGCGCGCGCTGCTGGAGTAACCGTGTGGCGTTTCACGGCCTCGCGCTCCTCCTCGGCGCGGCGGTGACGCTCGTTGACAACGGAGATCGCAAGCGAGAGGTCGAGGTTATTTTTGTACTCCACCATGATCTCCGGCGCGTTCTCGCCCATCGTGCCGATGGTTTTCATGTCCTGCGCCACGCCGTCCACCTTTAGCTTGATCTGCTCCATGAGCTTCTTCGGCGTCTTGGCTCTGGCGCTCGCCATATCGACCTTAACGCCGGTCTGCCCGAACGAAAGGAAGTCGATCTCGTTGACCGCGCACAGCTCCCGAAAATAGCCCAGCAGCATTTCCTCGCAGCGGCTCTTGATCTCGCTTTCCGTCGCGTCGATCTTGGCTTTCAGGTCTGCGTCGGCGCGCTTGTACGGGTCGGCGATGCACTCACGGTAGACGGATTCGAAGCTGTCGTACTTCTCCATGATTGCGGCTTTAATGGCCTTGCGCTGGGTCTCGGCATCGGCAAACTCGCGGTTCATTTCGGCGCGAATGTTCTTCACGCTGGTTAAGGTCTCGTCGGTGCAGACAAGGCTCATTGCCTCTGCGACGCGCTGCTCCGTCTGCTCCTTCCGGCTCATCAAATGCTCCTCAATCACGGGGAGCTGCGTCACTTTCATCAGGGTGTTATCCATCTTCGGTCTCCTCCAATTCTTCAAAATACATTTCCTCTGCGCCGCAGTCCGGGCAGAACATTTCCGTCACGAGGGCATAGCCGCGCTCCCCGTCAAGATTTTCGCGCCGCCGCATAACGTCCGGATCGTCAAAAATGAGGTGACAGCACATGCAGCGATAGATCATTCCTCCGCCTCCAAATACACTATCGCGCTCTGCACGCCGAACACGCGCGCCGCCTGATGGTCGTTGAAAAACACGTCGATGTGGTTCCCGTTTATACCGCCACCGCAGTCCTCCGAGATGTAGCTGTGCTGCGTACCGTCCGGCCAGATCAGCAGGACATGCGTTCCGTAAGGGATCACCTTCGGGTCGACCGCGATCGTGCGTCCCTCGGTCGCCAGCGTGCCGGTGGCGGTGTAGCCGCTCGCCCACTTGCCGCAGCAGCAGCGCCCGGGGCAATAAGCCGTTAGCGTAAACTCGCCGAGAAAAACGTCATTGCACACCGCGCTTTCAGTCGCGGGGATGTCCCACGCGGGGTCATACTCCTCTACGATGGGCGCTTCTTCCGGTTCCGCCTCGACCGCCTGCGCACTGGTGGCGAGAATTGAGATCGCGATCAAGAGAATCGTCGCGCCCAAACACGCCGCCGCAAACAGCGCTGATTCATCGGCCTTGCGCTGCTCTCTCGTGCGCTTGTCGTGCCGTCTCATCGTCTGCACCCCCTGTCGATATACGGCAGCAGATCATACAGCACCTTGCACACCGCGCACGCGCCGATGACGGCAAGACTTGTCGGGAAGTCGCAGCCGTTGAGCGCGATCACCGTAGCGGCGATACCGCCGAAAAACAACGTGTCAGCCATGCTTTTCTCCCTTCTTCTCGTTCGGCACAAGGCCGACAAACTCAAGGCCGCGGCCGCGCGCGTAAATCTCGCCTATGATCGTCCCCAGCTTTACAGGGTCAGGCGGCGTGACCCAGATGATCTTGTACTCTGGCTTTTTTCTCATTGCCTTTTCCTTTCTTCCGTGCTACAATAAGCACGGACACAATATCTTGTGGTGAGATTTGTCCCACCCGCCCCGCTCGATGCTGCAACATTGGGCGGGGCATTTTCTTTGCATTACAAATCGGCTCACAGCGAAACGTCGCAACTCCGCTGTATCACTTCGCTGAACAATTCCTCTGCATATCTATGCGTGTCTCTTCCATTGCGTTGCCTTCCAATGCTGTGCTACACTTCGCGTTGCGAAGCGATTCCATTGCTAATCAAGGGAATTCCATGCCATAGCACATCAGAGCCAGTCGAGGCTATTCCTTTGCTGATTACAGCTATTCTTCGCCATCACATCTCATCGCAAGACTTATCTCCGCATTGCCGTTGCTCGTCAACGCTGTTCCCGGCAAAACCATTCCGTTGCTTTCCGGGGCTAATCTTCGCTGTTCAAGGCCGTGCAAGGCGCGTCCATGCCACTCCGTTGCGTTACTCGATTTCCTCCCAGCGGAATCGGCCTTTTCCACTGTTGCGCCACTGGCCAATGCCGGAGAATCTTCCGTAATCCAGCCAGTCGCGCACAACGTCGATGTGGTCGTCGCACAGGCAGACCACCGTAAACTCGCACGTTGCCCCGGCGGGGATTTCCTCGCTCATTGCAAGGCTGATGCGCTCGCCCTGCGCCGTTTGCGCTCTCAGCGGGCGCTGGCACTCCTTGATCTCGCCGTCAAAAAGAATTGGAATGGTGCGCGGCTCGGGGAAAATCAGCTTGTCGATTTCCTTCTTGTAAGCCTTGATTTTGCTGCTGGACGAATCCTTGACCTTTCGCAGACCGCCGCAAGTGTCCTTGAAAAAGCCCTTGATCTGGTAGTCGTACAAAAACGGCGTTCCGTCGTCCAACCGCGGGAAAATGGTCATGGACTTCTCGGCAACCGCGTCCGCTCCCAGCGCTGCCACCTCGTCCTCCACGCTTGCCGCATCCGGCGCGTGGCTGCCGATAAACTCGCGGTAGATATCAGGGTTTGCGGGGCTGGTACCGAGAATCGGCTCGATAAACGTTAATTTAACTTTGAGTTCTTTCATCTTTCATTTCCTCCTGTTGTGTGTTAGTTCTCTTCGCTGGGTCTCATCGCCTTATCTTCTCTTGCAGCCTGCGCGGCTTCCGATGCCGCTCTGATTTCCGTTTCGGTCACGCCGTACAATCTGGTCAGCGGCTTAATGTACTTGCTTGCGATACCATTCACACCGCGTTCCCAGTTAGACACCGCGGAAACTCTTACACGGAGTTTCTTTGCTACGTCTTCCTGACGCAAACCCGCATTTTCTCGAATTCCTTTTAATTCCAAGCGTTTGCCCCTCCTTATCAAATTCAGAACTTTATATTGACAAACGCAACCAACACCGCTATTATGTAAGTGTCAGCCAACAAAATATCGGTTATAAGTCCGCAAAACGGGAAATCCGTTGGGGGCTTGGTTTTTTGTTGCCTTAATTAAGTTCTGTAAGGCCATTATAGCCGGTAAAACATCGGATGTCAATGTTATATCCGATAAAATACCGGATTTTACGTTTTGTACAATTTCGCATTGCGCTTTTGTGAGGGTTTGTCAATGGCGCTATTTGATAAGCAAATAAGAAAATACGTCGAAGAAAACTTTTCCGAAAAAGAAAAAGCGCTCGAAGAAACCGAGCGCTCTGTGCAACGACACTTTGCTAAAAGCCGCGAGTATAGAATCATGCTGCAAAATTATCAGAAGGAATTGCGTAAGCGTGATAGTGCCCTTTCTGAAAAAGAAGCCAAACTATCTAAACGCAAAGAGGATTTGGACGAATTTGAATCCACATTAAAGGCGCGAGTAAAAGAAGATGTTGTGCGAGAGGCTAAAGAAGAAAAAGCTACGTTAAAAGCGGATTCTATAAAACTGCAAGAAGAAATAAAGTCCTTATCGGCGAAAAAAGCCGGACTTATGGCTGCGGAATACAAAATTATAGACTGGGTCTCTCGGATGGAGAAAAAAGAAAGCGAAGTATTCGACGAAATACTTGCCGACGCAAACAAATTCCAAAAGTTCAAACTGTCTATTGATGGGTATGATTTTGAAAGCTACGTTGCCGATCTGCTTATAAAAAACGGCTATGAGAAAGTCGAAGTAACAAAAAAGTCGCAGGATTTCGGAGCAGATATTCTTGCCGAGAAAACAGATGTGCGATATGCGTTTCAATGCAAATACTACTCAGGACAAGTTGGAATTGAAGCGGTGCAGCAAATTTACGCAGCAAAAGAGCATTACGATTCTCATGTTGCAGTTGTCGTTACAAACAGCGTGTATACCAAAGCCGCTAAGATTTTGGCAGAAGAATTAAACGTAGTCCTGTGGGACTGCGAAGACCTCACGATTTTGTCACAAAACAAGGATATGTAATTATGCCTAAGAAATTAGATAGTGTAAGCCTTAACACAAACTGCGTAAATTTAATTGTAAGTTACTGTGAAAAAGCGGATATAAGCGAAGCGGCATTTTCGAGAAAATTCAAGAAAAATAACGGTTGGGTAACTGACTTACGCAGAAGCAAAAATTTGAATTTGCCGTCAAAAGAACTTGCTATGCAAATGTGCTTAACCCTCAATGTTTCCCCCGATGACATCCTCCTGCACGAGGGAAAGACCCCGGAAGAAACCGCCAAGTGCTTAGAGGATATCGAGACGGTGCGGAAACTGGTCGAGGCCGAGAGCGCAAAAAAAGCCCCCGATCCGAAGACCGAGGGTGAGGATGCGCAGCTTGCGCAACTTATTGCCGGGTTTAGCCGGTTGTCTCCGCAGCAGAAGAGCGCGGTGCTTGCTGTGATAGAAGGTTATCAACCATCGCAAGAATAACATTTTTCTGTTCTGGCGTCAGGTTGACAAAAAGTTCTGCTGCTTTTCTCGTTTGCTCGTCCATAATTATGTCCCTCCAAATATTTTTGCAACGGGGCTATATGTCGATTGTTGCACATAGCGGTGCAAGCATCAATATCTCGAAGTAAAGGCCCCGCCGCCCTCTGCAACAAACGGCGGGGCCTTTTTGCAGCCAGCGGGAAGCGGTCGCCGCTGCTTGTTTTGACCATACTCCGCTTTACCTTACCACTTCAATACCAAGACTTTGCAACATGGCGGAATTCGACCGCGTTCGACAGGCCCACTTTTGGCAAACTTATTGCTCGAAAACTGAAGAAATTAAGGTGATGTAAATGAACATTCAAGAAGTGTGCAGAATCCGCAAAGAAGAACTGAAACTAACGTATCAGGACATTTCTGACGCTTCCGGCGTTCCGCTGTCCACCGTCCAGAACTATTTTTCTAAATTGTCGAAAGCTCCATCTTTTTATACCGTCGTTGCAATCTGTAAATCTCTTGGCATTTCGATCGATAAGACGTGCGAAATCATAGAACACTTGACGCCGACCGAGGAAACTTTGCAAGCACGGAATGATGAGTTGGAACGTCACGTTGACGCAAAGGCCGATACCATAGAGATCATGCGGCGCGGTGTCCGCATCCGCAACGGCGTGATTGCTATAATGTTTGTCATTATCGTTCTGCTGGCTGCATGGTGCTTGTACATTGATTGGAGGGGGATTTGATGATAGCGGCATTGATGAGAGTGGCTTTGATAAGAGTGGCTTTGTATATCCGCGTCTCGAGCGAGGAACAGGCGCGACATGGCTTGTCTCTACAAGAGCAACGGGACGCGCTGACAAGATATGCAAAAGCGAATAAAATGACCGTGGTCGGCATATACGAGGACGCGGGCATATCCGCGCGAAAGCCATACAAAAAGCGCCCTGCACTCCTGCGGCTGCTGGACGATTGCAAGGCGGGAAAGATAGACATGATCCTGTTTATCAAACTCGACCGATGGTTCCGTAACGTCGCCGGGTACTACGATGTGCAAACGCAACTGGACAAATACGGCGTGACATGGCAAGCGACGGAAGAGGACTACGAGACGCGCACTGCGTCCGGGCGCTTGAAGGTCAACATCATGCTTTCCGTCGCGCAGGACGAGGCTGACCGCACGAGCGAGCGGATCAAATTTATCAATGACGGAAAGCGTGCAAAAGGCCAACCGGCGGGGTCCAAAGCGCCCTTGGGGTATATCATCAAGGACAGGCAATACCAGATCGATAACGGCACGGCAGATGCCGCGCGAGATATGTTTGCAGCGTACATCAGGCTGCAAAGCGTGCTGGGTGTAAAACGGTATATGCTTGAGGAATGGGGCATTGACCGGGCATATAACAAGTATGTCAACTACTTCCACAACCGGCTTTACATCGGCGAGGTGTACGGCATCGAGAACGCTTGCCCCGCGCTGGTGAGCAAGCAGGATTTTGACATTGTAAATGATATTCTCCGTCAGCGGTCGCAGCGCTGCGCGGGAATTAAGACAGATCGCGTTTATTTATTCTCAGGCTTGTTGCATTGCAAAGAGTGCGGGAAAACGATGCAGTCGGAAACGGCAAAGCAGATTTATACTTACTACCGATGCCGGACGCGAATGCTCGATAACTCCGCGTGCCAGCACAAAAAGCGGATTCGCGAAGACGCGCTGGAAGATTACTTATTGCATGAGCTTGAAGGAATTGCCGAGCGAAACAATCGCTATTACAAAAAGGCAGAAAAAAAGCCCACGCAAAGCGCGGACGCGATACGAAAGAAAATGGATAAGCTGAAAACGCTTTATCTTAACGACTTGATTGAGTTGGACGAATACAAGAAAGAGTACACCACATTAAAGAAATCCCTTGAAGCGGTAGAGGAAAAGCCGAAGACAAACCTTGATGCGCTGCGAAATGGACTTGCTGAATATGATACTTACTCACGGGAAGAGAAAAAGGAATTCTGGACGCGCTTTATCCGGAGAATTGATGCAGATAACGACGGCGCGTTTTTTGTAACGCCCCGTTAGGCATATTTGACCTTCGTGTTCTTAAAGGTAAATTATGCCCAAAAGAATCCCCCGCCTTACGACGGGGGTATTCTCATTTTTCGAGCTTGCGCATGACGCTATTATAGACGCGCTCGTTCACAATTTTCAAACTGTCCATCAGCTCGTCCATAATCACCCACGCCTTGCCCGGCGGAACATCTGCCACTGCGCGCAGAAAATCGCTATCGCCGTATGTTTCGACGTTGGCCGGCGCGGGTGCTGCGGAGTATGCCGTTGGCAAAGCCCTCTCTCTGCTGCCGTTTTGCTGGTCACGGATGGCATACAGCACGGCAAGGCGCTCATAGTTTGTCCAACTCGATTCCTCTGTTTCAAGGCGAGCTATCCAGCGATTGACCTCATTCTCGTCGACCATAGGGGCGCACCCCCTTTAGCCCTCAATCGTGTCCATGCAGCGCTGGATGGCTCTGCGGATGCTTTCATCGTCGGCGTTGTCCAGCATTTCCTGCAACTGGCGTTTCATATTTTCCATGCCGCCGTCGCGGGAGTAGTGTCCACGGACGTAGTGCGTACCGCGTCTCGCATTGGACATATCACGGTCATAAGCGCCGCGCATACCCGACTGCCAGTCTCCGTCGCGGGAATAGCGGCGAGAATAGTCTTCATCGCGGGAATAGCCGTCGTCCTCCAACATCTCAATCTTGTCGATGTTCTTGATGGTGTCCGTCAACTTGTGCGCAATTTCGAGGTCGCCCGCGCCAAGCTCGCCCTTACGTGCCAGCTCGTCGAGTTCGTCACACAGCATATTGCGCAGATCATACATTGCTTTCTTGCTCATGTCCATTCTCCTTTCAGCTCACGCGGTCAATCGTCATATTTGAGTTAGCCACGTTGATTGCCTGCGTGCTCGTGTTCTCCATTGCAACAGTTACGCAGCAGCCGCGCGGAACTTCGACAATGGCGCTGACAAAAATATTGAAATAGTTGTCCGTTGCTGCCGGGGTGATAATGGCGGTTGCGCTGTTGAGTGGTTCGCCGTTGACAGCAAGTGCCGCGCTAATGGCTTCGACCGTGCCACCGGTAGGAATAGCGATGTTGCCGCCAAAGGCTACGCGAAAACGAGCCTTGCACTGTTGCGTTAAACCTCGCAGCGTGGCAATGCCAGCGCCCTCGCGGTGAACGATACACGGCTTGCTATTGACCGCCGTTTCGGTCAGTGGGACGTTCTGCCCGGCAGAGACCAAAACAATGCTAGAATTACTAAACTCAGCCATACTGGTATCACTCCTTCCTCTGATTTACCCCAAAAGGGGCAAATGCACCATTTGCAATCATTTCTGCGTAGCTGGGTGCAAACAATTCGTCTGCTTTACGCAAAAGATCGGCATAATTGCAGAGCTCGTACATGCTCATTTCGCTTTTGTCCAGAGTTGCAATGTGATCGACAAATTCCCGCTTGATTTCGTCAACTGTTTTCACAAAATCAGTCCTTTCTAAAGGGGTCGAAATCGACCCGGTTAAAATACAGCGGCAGGGCTATTGCCCCGCCGCGTTTTCGTTAGTATCGGCACGGGGCCGACCATCTCGGTGATGTCACCAACATGGTGACCGAGAAGCTATGCTATGCAGTTGTCAGCAGCCGCAAGCCGCATACTGGTTGCAGCAATAGGGATTCTGCACCGTGTATGCCGGAATAGGCGAGGGACGCAGCTGCGAAACCAGATAACTGTTCTGCGCCGCCTGACTTGCCGCCAGCTTCAGGCCCTGGTTCTCGGCCTGAAGGTCAGAGAGCTTGCTCTGCGTCAGGAAGTCCAAGATTGCTCTCGAATTCTGGTTGTTCGCGTCAATGATGTCGCGGGTCGCGTTCTGCACTGTGTTGCGCGTGTCGCACGCCTGCGCCGCCATGTCGTAGCGCACCTGCGCGATAGCCGCGCGATTCTCGCAGCAGCACTCCTGAGCCTGCATCTGCATGGCGTTGAGCTGCTGCATCAGCGCCGCCTGCTGGTTTGCGCGGGACAGCTCGGCAGTCTGGAAACCGCTGTTGAGAGCCTGCGTGGTCGTAGCAAAGCCGCCGGTAATGGCATTGTTGAGTGCAAACGTGGAATCGCAAATGCCATTTGCAATACTGTCAAGCTTACGCTCTACGCTCGCAAAGTCGGAGGTCAGAACATAGCCGTCCATCACACCGCCGCCATTGCCGTTACCATTCCAGCCATTGCGGCCCCAGCCGAAGAGGAAAAGCACAATGATCCAGATCCAGTTATCGCCCCACATACCCATACCGCCGCCGTAATTATTTGCGGGGGCGACCGGCATAGTCATCATGGGAGCACCGTCGGAAAGAGACATATTATCTCTCCTTTCAAAATTTTATTTATCAAATCGTGGCCACGATAAGATCAATGGAATAAATGCTCGAACTGCTTCGCCATCGTTTGCAGTTGGTTTAATTCCTGCTGGCTCATAGCGCCAGATTGCAGGAGCTTATTGACTTCTTCTTTTGGGTTTCCTTGAAAGCCGCTTTGGAACTGCTGGAATTTCTGTTTGAGCTGCATCAACTCTCCCATCGGACCCGGCATCTGCCCGCCGCCGAGCGCAGCCATAAACGGATTATTCATCGTCTTCGTCCTCCTCAACCTTGCGCTTCTTTTTGCCCTTTATTTCGCCCACAAGCGCCGCCAGAGCGTCAAATTCTTTGCGCGTGACAAATTCCACGCCCTTTTCCTGCGGCGCTGTACGGGGCGTTTCTGCGCGCTCTACAAGGTCGTAAATCTTAAGCGTCGGCTTGCCGCTTGCGTCCGCCTGCTTGAGGTAAACGGTGGGAGCGGTGGAATCCCACAACGCTACGGCAGAGTTGGGCGCGATAAGATAGCCTCTTGCCTCCTGCTCGCCGCTTACCCACTGCACGCCGCCCTGCGCGATGGGGTTCTGCATCTGAGGCTGCATCTGAGGCTGCTGCATCTGCCGCATCTGCATAAGATTGTCCGGCATCGGCTGAGGATAATAGGGGTTGAAATAGGGATATGCCATGTTCATTCCTCCGTTTCTTTTAACCAGAAATAAAGCGGGATTTCGTTCTCACTGTTCCAGCTGTCATAGATTGTCCCGTCCTGCACGCACACCACATGACCGGAGAGCGCGAGGATATACGTCCCGCGCGGGTGCTCGTCGGAAAACTTACCGACTGTATAGCAGTCAGGGCAGGTGTCCGGCACGATATAGCGCCGATAGCCGAGCTTGCGCAGATATGCGCCCCAGCAAGCGTTGGCATTGGGGAGGTCGCCGTCTAAGTATCCTTGTATGCACAGCGCGAGATAAACCTCGCCCCAGTCCTTTCCCGTCGCTTTGCAGATCGCACGCACGGTGCAGTCCGACACATTGCGCCCGTTGGGGTTCGGGTTGAAATAGCTATACATGAAACATCTCCGCAAAGTATACGTATGTTCTCAGCTCGTCTGGGTCAGGAAAAAGCGCGAGAATGTCCATCGCCATTTGCTCGGTAAACCCACAAGCTAAAAGCCGTTCGTACATCTCGCGCACCTTCTTCCTTATTCTGTTTTTATGGTACAAAAAAACAGGCCCCCAAAAGTGCCTGTAAAGTGTATGCAAAGTGCGTCGGAAAATGTCGAATGATTCTTCTTGCATTTTTGCTCGAAAAATGGTATTTTGTGCTTACAGGTCGATCCCGACCTACTTTTCACAAAAAGAAACGGCCCTTACCAAATGGCAAGGCCGTTTCTTTTTTCATATAGTTCAGATGCAATTTTGTGATATGCTCGTCGCCGATACTTCTTTACCGCATCGACAGAGAGGTTTCTTTCAAACGCCACTTGGACGCAGCTTTTCCGCCGCACGTCGCACTCGATGATACACGCCGCCTCGTCCTGTGGCAGCTCGAAGGATAAGATATATTCGACGGCTCGTCGTGGAGCCATCGCGGATAATTCCGCCCGGATACGCTTGTGCTGACTGTCCATGCCCGTGTAGGGCTTGCAGAGGCGCTTGCGCGTGGGCTTTCGCCGCCCGCTCCTTCCTGTGCCCGATTAGGACACGTTATTTTGTCGCTCTCTGGATCATCGTCACGACTTCCTGCCGCGTGATAAGTCTCTGCGGCGCGCTGCCGTCTGTAATGCCCATAGCCTTTGCCGCCGCCCAGTCTTTGGCCGCCCACGAAGAGACGGGCTTGGTGCCGAGCTGCGCCAAATAGCTGTCCATCATCTTGTTAAACGTTGCCTGATCCATGTACTCCTCCATTTCCGGCGGGTACTTTCCCGCCAAAATCATGCTCCCTGTGTATCGCATATGGTCGTCCCATTGGAAATGCGGCTTGTCTGGGAATTTCTTCCAGTCGCCGCCCCACGAAAAGCCGACCTGCTTGCCGATCTGCCCGCAGCGGGCGAAAAACGACGCATCGTCGTATTCATGCCCCTTGACGTTTTTGCAGATGTCGAACGCCAGCCCAGCCTTGACGCCGTGGAACGTCGGGCGCGTCGCGGTCTTTGCCGCGTAGCCGTTTGCGGCAAGATAACGCTGATACTCGTCATCTCTTACCGTCTCGGTAACAAGCACCGGCAAGCCCGCCTCCTTGCAGAGGTCGAGAAAGATGACGCAGTTTGCGCGTACGTCCGCCCGCAGGTCGGCAATGTCCCTACTATGATACATCGCCGTCACCCTTGCTGTCGATCACGTCCTGCGTCTTCTGGCTCTGCGTGCCGAAGTAGAACGCGATGATGACCGCATAGATCGTCATAAAGTCCTGCGAAATGTTGCCCGTGACGGCCATATACGCAAATACTCCCGTCAGCACCAGCGTCACGATGCTCTTGACGCTCATCAGGTTTGCCAGTCTCTTGCGAATCAGTTCCATGTTATTCGTCCTTTCCTTTGATTTTGATACCAGCCAGCATGCCGAGTTCAGCCGTCCACGCGGCGAACCACGCAACGGTCAGGCTGTCCGGCACTACCTTGTCATGTGCAGTCAATACGAGCACCGCAATGCAGTACCAACAGAGGTTGAGCACTGCCGCGATGACGTACTTGTCCCGCTTTCTCAGCTTCTTCATAAGGCCACCCCTGCCAGCAGCCACGCGATAAACGCGCCCGCCAACGCTGCGAGGATTTTGTCGACCAGCCCGTCCCAGCGTTTCCCCGCCTTGCCCGTGATGGCTTTCACGTCCTCTTTGATCTCCTTGACATCGCCCTCGACGGTCTCCTGCTTGGTCGCCAACACTTCGACCGACGTTGCCAGCCTGTCAAGCGCCGTTTGGTGCTCCTGCAACTCGTTGATTCGATGCGTATTGCTCTTGCATCGGCTTTCGATCAGCGCGATCGCCGCATCATCGTAGTGCTTTGCATTATCCATATCCCGCTCCCTTTCTGAGGCCTTAGACCGCCGTGAAATAGTTCCCTACCAATTCGTGTGGCAGATACTGCAAGACGATCTTCCCGCCCGCGGCCTCGCCGGTACGCTCGCACTTGTACGTCTTGCCGTCCTCGCTGTCGAGGTAGTACAGGCCGTAGGTGTACTCCATGCCGCGCGCGGCAGGGATGGGGTCATCCTGCGTGCCCGCGTGTGTAACGTCGACCACGACCCACAGCGCAGGCGTCAGGTGCGGGGCCCAGTCCGCTTGTGTCGTGTGGCCCTGTCCCTCGCGAACTTTGTAGACGTGCAGCACGCCGCTTTCGTCCATATCGCTTCGGCGGTCGCCGGGCTTGACGGTCTCGCCGATGTGATCCGCCCAGCGCGGGAACAGCTCGGGCGACTTCGCCGCCTCGCCGTCAGAGAGCGACGCGCTGGCCTGCTCGATGACCGGGCGCAGTGCCACGGCTCGTTGCGGCGTGATGCTCTGACCGACCAGCGCCGTAACGGTCGCCTCCGAAAGCTCGGATTCCGTAGGCTTGCCCATCTTGACGCTGACCGTGCCGTCGCGGTAGTCCGTGATCTCGCCCGCGAGACTGTACTCGCTGTTGTCGTACTCGTTGACGACCTCTTTGGTTTCGCCCGTGGGCTGGTCCTGCTCGTTCAACACGTCCACCATCTCGCGCTGTATGATGCTCCACGGCGTGTTGTTGGGCAGCAGTGCCGCGACCTCGGCGGAGGTCATCGTGAGTGTGATGGTCTTGGTGTCGCGCTCGCCCCACGAGCGGTCTTTGGGGTTGCCGTTGATCTCTGCGGGGTATTCGGTGTTGTTGACTTTGATGTAGATTGCCATAAATAATCAGTCCTTTCTTTTCTTTAGAAGCAGAAGCCGAAGGCCACGCCACGGATAGTATTTGGACCACTGTTTATAGAACTACCTGTGCTTTTGACAGTACAATAATATCTGGTGCTACCGGCAGATGGAGAACGCTCCCACCAGTCGTATGCACTGCCGTTAAAGTTCTTCACCGTGCTGTTACCAGCTTTGTAGTAGTCGTACTGCGTGCCTTCACCTGAGTTGGAGTTAATGGAACTACCAAAAACTTCAACCTCGCTCAGTAAGAATAGGCTATCTTTCGTAGTTATGAGCACGTGGCTCCGACCGCTGCTCGCGGAAAGTTTGTTCACCTCACGGATGCCGCTCTGTACGTCCGCAGGCATCTGCTTCAACATAATGGGCAAGTGCTCTACTCGCATAGAGCATTGTGTCCAACCCATGGTATTTGAAGCAGTGGAGTGCATTGCCTTTGCTATCTTATAGCAATCATGCAGTTGGAACGTCAGCGGAGCTTTGCCCGATCCGTCTGAATAGTCGTCGTGGTTCTTGCCGATGATGTCGATCAGATAGTCCGAGCCGCCAATGGTCATGGGTTTCTGGTCTGCCACCTTCCACGTTTCCGGCACTGCATTGTTGTGGCACGCCGCGATGATTTGCTCCCACGTGTTGTTGGCAAATACAGGGTCGTAGCTCGGCTTAAACGTGATATCATACCCCGTGCCGTCAATCAGCGTCCTTCCTTTGAGGATGTTGTACACCGTGCCGCCCACCATGCACTTGCCACTCTTGACGGTGTAGGTCGTGCCGTTGACGAGAGTTTTGTGTGTAGCGGGCGGTGGGGGCGGCGTGACATTGCCCGAGCTGTCGACTTCCATGTCCTGCGGGAGCATCAAAGCGGGGCGAATGCCGCTCGAGTTGGATGCGTAGTCGTCGTTGTAGCCGCCGTCGGAGTTGACGACCAACACGTAGTTGGCGCTGTAGGTGCTCGGGGAGCGGAGCCACCAAGCAGTGGCCGTACCACTCAGATATGCAATGCGCTTGGAGTCTACTCCGGTGTTCGCGTTGAAGTAATCCAGCTTAGTGCCATCATTCGGTATATAGCTTGCGCCAGCCAAGCCGGCTTCAGGACCGGATAGCAGGAACACCTTGCAGGGCAGCCCGTTCGCGCCGCTCTGGTCGGTGCCGTCCGAACCGCCGTTCTTGCGATAGGGAATCTTCACCTGCTTAATGGCGTCCTTGATATTGCTGTCGAATAGGTTAAGAAACGTGCTGTTCAGGTAGGCGTGGATGTCGCTGCTTTCGTACTTGTTGATGTCTCCGCTCTGCCAGACACGATTCTCGTAGATATCCTTCATCAACAGCCAAGTGCCGTTGCAGGAGTCATCGTACATCGATCCGGGCTTGCCCTGATGGACGACAATGAACTCTTTGGCCGTACCGTTTACTTTTAGCTTGACGATACTGCCGACGGCTTTACTGCCGAGTTTTGCATTTGCCATCTCCGCGCCTCCTTAGCCGTACACCCAGTTGATTGCGAAGTTCTCAGTGGGTGTGCTCTCCGATGCCACAAGCGTCTGCTTGACGATGTTTCCGCTCGCGATGTAGTCGCTGCCGCGTGTCGCCGCCGCCAGTCCGCCCGAGCCATTGCCCTTGATGAGAGAGGTGGTGGAGGGGACGGACGGGATGACCGTCGTGTCTGGAAGCGCGCCTACCTCAGAGGCCGTATAACTCGGTTTAGTCGCCGCCTTTGCCCACTCAGGCACGGTCGGGTCGGTTTCCTTGTAGCTCTGCAAAGCACTGTCCGCTTTGCCCAAACTCGTCTGCACATCTCTTGCAAGGTCGGATTTGGCCACCGTGGACTTAAACGCCAGACTGCCGAGGTCGGCGAACCATTTTGCGATTTTGCCAAACAGCACGGAGAGTTTTTCGCCCGTCGCAACATTTGCGCGAGTACTTGCTGCCGTAAATGCCGCCGTGACGTTGCTGCCGTCGCCGGTCTTGTCCAGCTTATTGACGAGCGCCGAGTACACGCCGCCAGACTGCACAGGATTCGCGCTGCCCTGCGTAGGCGTTGCGTCAGTAGTCACCTTGACACCCTTGATAGCATTGTCAACGTATGCAAAGATGTCCTGATGCTTGTTGTTAGGGTCATACACAGCCGCCAGCATATCACCCGAGCCAGCACCGGCAGCGCCACGGCAATAGCCCGCATCGTAGCTCGTGCCGTCCGACAGCGTCACAATAAGGTGATAGTCGCTCTGCCGAATGGTGATGTTGGTAATCGTGGGAGCATCCGTGCCGGGATTGCCCTGTGGGCCAATTTCACCCTGAATACCCTGCTTACCCTGTTCACCCTGAATACCCTGCTTACCCTGTTCACCCTGTTCACCCTTTTCCAGCACAAGGTTGAGCACCTGATTCGGGGCTTCTCCGGTAATGGTCGCGCTCGCCACCTTGCCGGACGTGACCGAGCCGATGGTCAGCACGTTTGCGGGGCCAGTCGCGCCTGTTGCGCCGGTGTCACCTTTGCTGCCCTGCGGGATACCGAGAGCCAACGTACCAGTCGACTTGTCGTAAGTCGCCGTTGCTGAGCTTCCTGCGGGCAGCGTTGTCACCGTGACCGATACAACGCTCAGCGTGACAAACTTCAGCAGCGTTTCGCCTTTCAGCATCTTCGCCTCGCCGCCCTGCTCAAGCACAAACTGGTCTTCGTTAGTGATCTGTAACGCTTGCGTGAGGTCGGAAATTGCTTTATCAGCCATCGGTTGCCTCGCTTTCTTCGGGCGCTTTCGCGGTTTCGGCTTCGCCGTCCTTTACTTTTTTTGCTTTCTTTTTTGCATCCTCAAGCTGATATTTCAGCGCGACAAGCTCGCGCTTGTCTTTCTCCTGCTCTTCCGCCTCGCGATGTAAAATCTCATAAGCCTTTTGAATCTGCGCCTTGACGACGCTGATCTTGCCCGCCTCCGAGCCCAAAACCAACGTGTTATTCAGCGTGTCAAACGCGTTGCTCAAAAGTTCCATTGCTTCTTTCATGCCGATGCCTCCAATCTTCTAATCCGCGCTTCCTGCTCGCGCACCTTGGCCCACAGAATTGGGATAAACTCACTGTACCGCAGAAAATAGGTCTCGCTGCCGTCATCAAGCTTGGCCGCCGCCCAGCCCGCGAATTCCTGCGAATCAATGCCGCACGCGCGCATGGCGTCCTCTACCTCCTGCGCGATGAAGCCTGTGTGATAGCGTCCGCTCGTGCCGCTGTTCAGCTTGTAGCGCTTCGGCTCGACGAGCTCAAACATGCGCACGTACTTCACCGGCAGCGCCTCAATGCTGTTCTTGATGTTCCGGTCGGACCCGTTCAACTCGTTCGTGCTGCAATAGATCGTGCTCCAAACAAAATTTGGTGCGCCAAGATTGTACCGGTTATCTGCATTCGGGGCGAAATCGCCGCGGCAATCGATGAAGTCGTAGTCGAAATTGAGCGCTGATCTTCCGTTATTCCCCGACAGATACAGGTTTCCGCTCGTCGCGTTCAACTCCATAGCCTTGCTCTCGAGCGTCATTTTGTAGTCCGCCGTGCTGGCGTACTCGGGATAGATGTAACCGCAGCGCCGTCCGTTGTCGTTGCGCACCGTGATCGTGTCGCCCTCGATCTCGCTTGCCGTCAGCGTGCCGTCAATGTTGACGGCGTCAACGTGCAAGTCGATCGAACCGGTCGAATCAACGACAACACCATTACTGAGAATTTTGAACGTCGTACCGCTGCTGCTGCTCGATACGCTCAGCGTGATCTTGTCAATGCTCTGGTCGATCATGCTCTGTGCTATGCTGCCGTCGATCTTGCCCGAGACAGTCGTGCGCAAGCCGTTGATATCGGCCTTGATGTTGGTAATGCTGCCGTTGAGGCTCGAAATATTGGCCTCAATGCCGTCAATGGACGTCGACAGCGACGTCACGCGCCCATCAACGCCCTTGACCTTGAGCATGATCTCCTCGCTGGTCTTGGTGATAGTCGAGCGTGTTTCGGCAATCTTGCGATTGAACTCTTGTGTGATGTACCCCTCAGCTGGGTATTCGTCTTCCATCTCTGCTTCCCCGGGGGAAGAAATACCCGCGTATCCGCGCCCATCATCAGAGAGTTTAGAAAGCGGCGAATAAATGCCCCCAACCGTCACGCCGTCGCCCAGCTCTGCCGCCGGATCGATGTTTGCCGCGCCTGCTTCGTACGCCTGATACTGGTAGCCTTTCATGGTTTGCAGTAACGCGCTTACCATTGGCTGCGTGGCGTGAGGGCAACTTGCAATAACTTCCATGCCGGTATCATCGCCCGCCGTCAGGCTGTTTTCATCATCCACAAGCAACGTCACACGGGAAATAGGCTTATACTTGCCGTTGTCGGAAAAACTCGTAATGTCGCCACCGACGTAATATTTATCAGACAAGAATCCTCACCCCTCCAAATGTGATAGCGTTGCCCGCTTCTGTAATGAGATAGTTCGTCTCGGTAGGCATGGACAACAACGGAATAAGCAACAGTTTCCCTGCATCGGTAATAATCCAGTTCCCGCCGTGCGCCGCTGCGATAAAACATAGCTCATTGCGGATGGTGTAATCATTTGCGGGATAGTCGATGGTATATGAGCTATTGAGCACTGTGCGGCTATCCAGCTCCACGCCCATCAACTGGCAAAAGATATTTACAGCGTCAGGCATAGTCATCGGGAAGTTAAGCGACTGTTCTGGCTCCCACACAACGTCAGCCTTTCTCATAGCGTCGTATGCTTCGAGTTCCCAATAATTCCCATCGCAGGAACGGCGGTTGGTAAAAAACACGCCCTTTGGGATCCAGTCTGTCGCCTGACTGCCATTAACAAGCCTGAGATAGCGATTGATCGTCGCGGCGCGCGGGATATTGTCCGCGACGACTGCGAGTTTCAGCGTCGCGCAACAGGCATTGCCGATGCCAAATTCTTCAAACAGCTGAGATTCAACAGAGTGGGAAACCTCCGCGTCTTTCCCGTATTCCACACCATTGATGATAAATTTGTATTCGCGTTCCGTCCCGGGCTTGTGAAGCAGCTCGCGCCACAGCGCACTTGTCGTCTGCCCCATATCACACCTCGATCAAGTTAAACGTCGCGCCGCCCCACACCTCATTGTCGTCTGCTGCTTCTTCGAGCGTGCATTCCATCGACGAGCAATAAAACGTGCTGGTTCTGACGCCATGCAGATCGAGATACTTGGCCGTGACCGTTGTCTCATTAAGGTCATCATCGAGCTTTGCCAGCTTATCGCGAGGCATAGAGCGCGTTGTATAGTTCAGCTTTCGCTTGCTGGTAATCTTGTCACGGCGCATTTTCCCATCTTTTGTGCGGGTGGTCTTATCGCTGTCGAGGTCGTTGCGGCTCCACCCATAACCCTTTGTGGCGATAAAATCGGAGTAGTCCGTGCCGTTGATAATAAGGACTTCCATGTTACTCCTCCTTAGTACAACAGCACGGGCTTACCCGCCGCGCGTGTCATGTTGTTAATGTTCTTCACGGTGCTGCGTGCGATTTCCTTACCGTCGAGCTGGATAACGACCGTAGTTGCACCGCCGCCGGATTCCGCCATAGCCTGCTTAAATGCGTCAACCATCGTTGCAAGTGGCGTTTCGATGTTCGTGCCGCTCTTCTGGTCGCCGAGCACGGCAAGAAATTCCTTGTTGGGTGGGATAACTGCGCCGCGAGCAAGAGCAGGAACAATAGCACGGTTGATGCCGGGGATACTCTGTCTGCTCGAACCATATCCACCGCTGCGACCACTTCCAAAGCTACCGCTGCGTCCAGAGTTGGAACGAGCGATAGAGTTTTGAGCGTCAACAAACTTATTGCCGAACCAGTTGACCGCGTTAGAAACCCACGTTTTTACACGCTCCCATGCAGCTTTTAAGCCAGAAAGAAGACCGTCAATAATCCTTCGACCTAACGCTTTCCAGTAATCAGCAGTAAAAAACTTTGAAACGCTGGTACTCCACCACTGTTTAATGTTCTGCCACATTTCTTTCAGCTTGGTAAGAAGCGCACTCCAATCCAGATCAGATGCAGCGGCAATAGCTGCGCCGCCTGCAATCATCATCCCGATACCGAGCGGAAGATTTGCACCGGAGAAACACAACACCGCGCCGATGGCAATAAGCGAAACGCCAATCGAAACCATAAGGGACTTGATCGCGGCTTTTGTCTTTTCGGGGGCTGTGTTCCAGTTCATCGCGACCGATGCTGCAATAGATGCCGCGCCCGCAATCATTAACCCAATACCCAGTGGTAAGTTTGCCCCAGAGAAGCAAAGCACCGCACCGATGGCAAGCAAGGTCATTCCAAGCGCCATCATTAAGGCCGATAATGTATTTTTCGTTTTGTCGTTTACTGCATTCCAGTTTAACGCGACCGCCGTTCCCAGCATAGCCGCTCCTGCCAGCATAAGCCCAATGCCGAGGGGGATGTTTGCGCCAGATAAGCACAAAATCGCACCAATGGCAAGGGCGAAAAGGCCCAGCACCGAAAGCACATTTGTCAGCGCAGCTCTAAGGCGGTCAGACATTGCGTTCCAGTTTTCTTTGATAAGCGCAACAAGCCCAATCGCGCCCGCCGCCATAAGGGCAATGCCGAGGGGGATATTTGCGCCAGAGAAACACAGAATTGCGCCGAGAGCTAAAAGTGCACCGCAAAGGTATGCCGTAAGCTCATCAATCTTTGCCTTGTACTCCTCAGTCGTAAACTGTTCAAACACAGGAGAAAGCCGATCTGCAAGCGCAGATGCAGCGCCGCCGCCACTGCTTGATGTGGAAATTGTGTTAATTTCATCAAAACTGGCAAGATTCCCTTTTGCTTCTTTTGCTGCCGAACCGACACTTCCAATAGCGTCTGCTTCTTTGTAAAGTCCCTTTGCTGCTGCCTCTGATTTTTTTGCCGTCGTTCCGAAAAGCATCGAAACGATGTTTGCGATAACGCTGATAACTTTTGTGAGAATATTTACAAAGGCTGTAAAGGCGGGAACAATCACACTTAATAGTGGTTGCGCCAAAGTGAGCAACGCGCCCTTTAAGCGCCCAATAGCTTCTGCGGCTCCGTCATTTACTTGAATGACTTTCCAGACATAATCACGGACAACGGATAATGCCTTTGTAATAAGAGTAAATACAAACGCCCTGAGAGCGAGCTTCTTTACTCGGTTAACAAATCGAGACATGTATTCGTCGGCTTTTTTGGTCGCCTCACCCATCCCGAAAACACCGTTTTTCGTACTGGAAATTTTTTCAGAAAGCTCTCCCGCTTTTTCCTTCATCTTATTGAGATTCGCCGTATCAGATTGAATCGAGGCATCCATCTTCTCAACTTTAGCTGTAACGGCATCATACTCTTTTTGCAGAGATTTCACGGTGCCTTCTTGCGTTTTAATGGAATCCGCCGTGAAGAACTCTTTCCCGCTGTGCATCGAATCAAGCGTTGCTTTTGCCGCGTCAAGATTCCCCGCAATTTCTGCCGATTGCTTTGCCAGCGGGATCTTTTCTTGCTGTTTCTGGTAAATTTTATCGTTAAGCGTGTCGATCTTTTTAACCAGTTTATTTAGTTCTTTTTGGGCATCTTTATCGTCCAAATTCACGCTAAAAACTACCGAACCGTCCGCTGCCATAAAATCACCACCTTGCTTTTAGTTTTTTGCTGTGATATTGTAAAAGAACCGTATTTAATGGGAGGGAAATGCAATGAAAACGGTGAAGAGAGTTCTATTGTTTTTTGTCATCTTCTTTGTGTCATTTCTTCTGGTCTTGATTCTTGGCGTTGCTGTAACGCCGGAAGATCAAGAAAACATGCCCGTGTGGGTCGGTATTGCCCTTGTAGTCGTCCCAATTTCATTAGGGATTTTAATTGTTAACAAGGCCGTCCCTGTATCTGCCGAAGAAAAAGTCAAAAGAGAAACAGTAAATTGCAATCTACAACTTGTCGGTGGCCTTGACCTTGCAGCGGGGTCTATTTGCTCCGCCGTGTGCTCCCCAGAATCTATTTCATTTTCAGCGAGCGGACAAACATTTACGCTTTCGCCAGAAAAACTAATCGATGTGTCTGTTATGACACCGCAGGAGATTCAGACACAATACGTTTCAAGTGTCGGTGGCGCAATCGCGGGCGGTATTTTCCTCGGCCCAATCGGCGCGGCGCTTGGAGGGTCAGCGCAAAAGAAGAAAACAAAAATTGTCCGTCAGTACCTTATATTTGCATATCAGACTGATTCAGAAGTTAAATACATTGTATTTGACGTAACCTCTGCACCTCAGAACGGGAAGAAAATCAGCAAAATTTATGCGTACTTAAAGAAAAATGAAAACAAGCAAGTCTCTCTTTAATTTCAACCGGCTCATTCGTGAGCCGGTTCTTTTTTCCCCAACCATGCACTAAGCGTATCCGCTTCTTCTTTCGAGACCTTTTTCGGGATATCGACCACATCTTTATTGCGCCGGTAAAATTCTCGGTCTGACTTGTCTAATGGTCTGCCTTTCGCCTTTAGTTCGCGAATGCGGATAACCTGCGCAAAGAAGCAATCGCCAATTTCCATATAGGCAGACAAGAAAGTAAACCAGTGCGTACCGCCAGTGTTGGTATCGGGGTCGTATTCACTTTCTCGAATCTCTTTCCCAAGCACTCGGTTGACAGGGGAAACGATAAACTGAAAATCTTTCGCCCAATCAATGATCTCCGGCTCTTTCTTTTTATCATCAAGGTATTGTCCACCGTTGATAAACCAGAACATTTGCTTTATTGCTTCGTCGTAATCTGGAATTGAATCGAAGTCAACGAAAAAAAGCCGAAGGGCGGTATAAGCCCGTTCTTCGTCGCTTAGTTCTTCATCGTCCAAAACTTCAAAAATCGTCAAAATAACTCGAAAGTCATATCGAATAGAGAAGTTCTGGCCGTTGATCTCTACGCTTTTAGGAAGTCCGTAGCTCATACCGCCCTCCGTTTAATTCTTCTGGATTTTATCGAGATACTTTTTAATTCTCGGATTCGTGAATTTCTGTTCACGGGAGAACGTATTATCGATCTCGTCCATTACAGCAAGCATAAAATTGCACCACACAGGAACGCCCTCGGCCAGTGCGTAAACATTCATGCCGCCAAAAAGATCATCTGCAATGTGTGCCCCGAAAACGGCGTCAATGATCTCGCGCATCTCCTTGTCGCGCTCACGGGCAAATTCAAAGATGAGCTTTTTGTCTCCCATCTTTTCAATCTGCGTTTTGTATCCTTCCTGCTTTTTGTCGAGGTCTTCAAAGGCAAGGTAGAGCCTTTCGACAAAGTTGCTGTCGGTAGGGTTAAACGACACCTCGCACTTCCCATTTACGGCGTAAGTTACAAGGCCGTCGCCAAAATTAAGTTCCTGCATGATGTTCCTCCTTATTCGCCCTCGGTAAACGTGATCGTGCTGCCAGAGATAGCGGCAGTGCCGACCGTGCGCGTGCCGCCAAGCGTCACGTCGATAGGCATACCGATAAAGCCGCCACCCTCGCCGCCGAGGGAAGAGGGCTTAACCATGCAGGACGAATAGCGCTCCGCAAATACTGCGGTCTTTGCCGTGCCTGCATAGGCGTGGACAATCAGCACGTCCTGATTCGCCAGCGCCGCCGCGTTCTGCTCCTTGACCGCGAGATTCCAAATCTTGACGATGGCAGGATCCCCAGCGTCCAGATCGGACGGGTCAAAGGTCTGCGTGATGATGGGTTTCTTCATGGTCGTGCGCGTCGTGCCAAGAATATCCTTCGAGGAATCCTCCTGCCAGTCATATTCCATGCTGGAATCTGTGACGCGCGTACCGAAGGGCGACCACGTGGGGGTTCCAGTTTCGCCCGTGTTGAGACACGCAATCAGAAGTTCTCGGTCTACGGTCTGCCCCGCCGTGGTGTTAAAGGTCATATCAGCCATTTTTAATCACCTCGTAGTTCATTTTCATAAGGATTTGATGATCCTCGTCTCCATTTTCATACATGGCGAAAAGAGAGGATCGCGTTGTCGGCTCAATGCGAATGACGCGTCGACCGTCGCCAATGTCAGGCGGTGTCTCGCTTGCCGCCCAATCGCCCAAGGCGTTAAGCAGCTCGTCAGCTTTGAGCCGTTTGTCGTTGCTGTTCCCCGGCTTCATGCGGTAGATAACCTTGAATTGGTATCCTGCCTGATACCCGCCGAGAATGTATTTTTGTACGATGTATGCCGCCTGAATCGTAGACAGCGCCATTGCCGCAGTATCAGCGGGAAGAAATTCGAACCGAATCAAATCGACCGGCTTGTCAGGGAATGTGTTTAACCACGCAAGCAACTTTCGGGAAACTTGATCTTCTTCCGCTGCCGATACCGTCTTTTTAATCTGTTCCGTACTTCTTCACCGCCTTTTCTGCTACCCGCAACCACTTATCGAGGTTCTGTGCTTTCGATGCTTCGCACCAATGAGCTTGAGCTTGTGGGTGGTGCTCGTGATAAAACACCAAATCTCGGTCAGACGCATGGAGTTTTGAGCCTTTTGGAAATTTAATTTGCAAATTGCCATGCCTATCGACAAACTTCATTGGCCCATTCCCGTTTTCGTCGACCATAACTTTCCCGTAATAGAGATATCGAGCATAAGGCCCCGGATAAATGATCTCATTGCCAATAACCTTTGTGCGCTCATTTAATGAGCCTGTACGAAACGGCACAAAAGGCTGAGTGTCTTTCTCCATCTGCTCGGCTAAAACGTGCTCAGCGCGCGTACAAGCCTTTGCAACGGCAGTCCTTACAGCGTCCATTCCATCGGTATGAACGGAAAATTTGATTCCCATTACGCACCTCCGACTTCCCAGTGTCTCATGTCGGCGCTTCCGTAGTCCATCGCGTCGACCTTCGTCACTTTGTAGCAGTCATCGTGATACTGCACGACGGTCATATTGTCGGAGATAAACTCACCCTTGATAAACAACGTTTCGCCGCCGTTCCCGTCATAAGAAAGCGTCCATAGCCCGCTGCGATCTGTAGCTTTAACAAACTCTTGCGGCTTTGCATAGGTCTTCGCCGCGCCCGTCTTACCATCCACGGCTTCCACCGTAAACGGGATATACAGATTCACAGCGTCCGCACTTTCAAGGCCGCTTTCGCGCACGTTCACGCCCTTCGACGCTTGCAGCATCACACCACGCAGGATTGTGGTATAAACTTTCTCGACCTCATCAAGCGTTGTCGGGTCGATCTCCTGCACAATGTTGTAAATCGTTACAGTGTGGGGAGCGTACATCTACAACCACCTCCGCGATACAGTAGCCCGGTATGGGCAAGGTATTCCATGCACGTTTCTGCCAGCAGTTTCTTCGCACCGTCCGTCGCACTGAGTGCAGACAGGGCGGATTCCCCGCCCGTTGCAAGGGTGCGGGAATATCTGCCTACCGTCTCGCTTTTGACTTCCGCGTCATTTGCCGCGGCGTTTGCAAGAGTTTTCGCGGCAAGCGCCTGCGCCGCCTCGATGACCGCATACTTGTCAACCAGCGCACAGCAGCACATCTTAACCGCATCAAGATCGGCGTGGTCTTTAGCTTTGTTGCGCGTGTAATAATCGAGGAAGGAGCCGGCGCGGACAACAAGACGCGGGAAGTCATTTTCACTCACAGCGCCCATATAGGTGCCGGAGTAGTATTCAAAGTCTGCGTAAGTCATCAGTGCCCTCCTTCCAAAACTGCGAGAATTTCAGCCTTTTTCATCGAACTGCTGACCCCTTCCACCCCGTTTTCATCGGCATACGCAAGCATTTCAGCTTTTGTCATGTCGGAGAAAGCCGGGGTGTCAGGGTCAGGCTCATTCAGCAGTTCAGTTAGCCCCCCACCGCCGGAGTGATAGAGCCGACCACCACGCCGTCGATACGCTCAGCGAAAAGAGCCATGCCGTTGATAACGGTGTCAGATGCGGTCATGTTGGTGTAATCGGGCTCCTCATGGATACCGATATAGCCGGTGGCGTCGGTGGTGAAATCGAACACCTCGCCAAGATCAGCGCCGTTCACAGGAATGTAGTACAGGGCAATGTTGTCCTTGGCGGTGGCGTAAATCTTGCCCTTGGGAACGCTGGAATTGAGAATCACGGTGCCAAGGCCGAGGAAGTTCTCAACGTAAGTCATGCCGAACGCGGTCTGCAAGGTAATGTTTGCGCTTGCGAGGTAGTCAGCAACGTCCAGCGGGTTCAGAAAATACACTGCACCGATCTCGTCATCTTCAAACAGCACCTGCAGCTGGCCCCATGCCTGTGCCAAGGTTGCCTGGAAGGTCGCACCAGATGCCGTGCCCGTGCCAGTTGCGAGGAAGTCGAAAAAGTCTTTTCGGATACCCTTCTGGACGTCCTTGAGCATTTCGTCGGTAGTCATCTCTACCGCCTGATCGTAGCCGCGATCGGTGATTGCTTCGGCAGAGGTGGCTTTGCGCCACTTCTTAAGCGTAATCTCCTTGTAGTTCACGGCTTCGGTCTTGTACTTGCTGAGGGGAATGGTCTCACCCTCGGCAACAGCGCCGCTTTCCAGCGTGCCAGTGGCCTTGTAGCTCTTGAGCACAGTACCCGCCTGCTTGGAAATCTTTCGGGTAACGCCCAGAGCCTCCATCAGCTTCTTGATGGAATAGCCGAACATTTCGGTAAATTCAATTTCGCGCACACGCGCGAGGTCAGCTTTCTTAATGAGCTTAGGATCAGCAGCCATTTTTATTCTTCCTTTCTAAACAAATCCATATTTGCGGCGATTGCAGCGCGCCGCTCCGCTCTGTCAGTGATTTGCATGATCTCGTCCTTTGTCATCGGTTTCCCGCCACCGTTAAAGCGCGCGCCAGTGTCGAAGCGAACGGTCTGCTTGGAGACAAGCCCCTTGTAAGTGCCGTCTACGAGCGCATCAAGAGACTTGGTGTCCTTGATCTTTTCGCCGTCCAGCTCCAATGCGGCCATTTCTTCGCCGCAGCCGCGCATAGCGAGGTCGAGATTCGCTCCGGTGATGTTTTTGCTCTCAAAGTAAGCACGCACGGCCTTTTCCTTTGCCGCCTTGCTTTCCTTTGCCGTGATGTCGGTCTTAAAGGCTTCAAAGGCCGAGTGTTCCTTCTCGTACTTCTCCTTATAACCGCCGTCACCCGCTGCCTTGAGATCGTCCAACTGCTTCTGGACACTTGGCAGCTTCTCCGCGTCCGCCTTGTACTTCGCGAGATCGTCCTTGAGGGGGTCGACCACGCCCAGATGCAGCGCAACCAATCGATTTTCGATCTCTTCGGTGCAAGCCTCGCCGAGAATATTTCTGATTTCCGCTCTCGTAAATTTCGCCATGTTATTCGTTCTCCTTTTCCTTGGCCCCAATTCTTCGGGGGCGAACGTTGTATAAAAACCGCTGTACCTTGCGGGTTTTACCGAAAATAAAAGAGCCAACCTGTAAGAAATCCTTACAAGTTGGCTCCTATTGCCCTTTCCCGCGCCCTATTGCGCGGAAGTGCTGTATTTGATTGTCTTTTTGACCTCTAAGACAATGTACCCGTCGCCTTTTCGGCGTATTTCCGCATCATTGCCGCGCTTCAAAATTGCATCGATTGCCTTTTTGGCTTCTTCCCAGTTCAATACAGCACCTTCATTCCCTCCCGCTGCTCCGGCAACCTTGCCGCCGCGCTGAACGCCTTGTATTTCGCGTTTAACCGCCGCAGCCTTATGTTTACCGCAGTCTCATCTTCATGCAATCCTGCGGCCTTGTAAGCAGCTTTTTCGCGCTTTAGTTTGCGTGCCTCGCGTTCAACGCGCCGTTGCATCTGTGTCGCTTCGTATGCGGTGTATTTCTTTCCGTCAAACTCGCAGCCAATATCATCATCAATATGGGCAAGTTGCTCATCTGTATATGTGCGCTCACTTACGCCCTCGACCCAAACATTGCGTCGGTGGCGGCAGTTGGCTCCTTCCAGCCCATCCACGGCCCCCAGACCACACACCTCGTAGATGCTCGGGTAAATGTCATTTGCGCGAATACTGTAAACCTTGCCTTGCCAGTCCTTATGGCTTGACCACGGTGACGGCCCCGGCTTATCTCTCGCGCCAGCATGGGCGGAAACTTCAAAATACGGAGTTTCGAGATATTGCGCCGACTGCTCCGTATATTTAGCGCAAATTTGATTTACGCCAGTCATTACTGCTCTGCGCACCGCCACATCAATTTTATCTCGATGCCCGCTCTCATAGTCAACTACCTTCAATCCGCCGTCTGCAAGCTGCTTTACTGCCGTCTTGATGGCTTGATTATAGTTGATCGCGCCGCTCTGCACCTGCATCACCGCATTATCAAGCGCCCATTGGTACGATTTGGCAGGGGGCAGCATTGTGCGCCCAGCGTCCACTAAAAAGCCCATTGAGCGCGTTATGTTGCGCATTGTTTGCTTCGTCTGCTCGTATATTGCCCAAGTATCCTCTACGCTTACCAGCGTTTCCGGCTGTGTGATGTGCGCAAGGGCGATAAGCTCGGTGTAATACTTCTGGTTGCGCTCCACCACATCGTCAAGCAGCTCATTCAACTTCGTTTCGCTGATACCGGAAGTTTTGCGGATTGCCTTCTCAATCTCTTTCAGATCGATACCATGCGCCCGTAGCGCCCGAATATCCTGCACCGTTACCTCGTTCAGCTCATCTGCAGCTTTAAGTCGGGAGCAGATTTCTTCCAGCAGCGTGATTTCAAGCGCACGGAACAGTTCTGCCAGTTCTTCCGGCAACGCGTCAAGCAAGGCGGGGCTAAAAGGGTAAGGACGCATGCGCCGTCACCTCACTCAATCTCCTCTTCCGGCTCTTTTGTCATGTCCTGCATTTTCGGCAAAGCCGCCTTTGCGGTCGCCTCGTCCTCGTTAAACCAGCGCATACGAGCTTCCCAATCATTCATAATACCGTCAGAAAGCATCCGTTCCTCTTTGTTAAACTCGGCGTCTTTGTCCTCAATGATGCTGTCATCAAAGTCAATGGAGATTTCAACTTCCTCATCAAGTCCTGCGTCCATATAGCGATTGCCCATGCGAAGCAAAATGCGACACAGCACCGTAATCGCTTGCTCGAGGATAATTTCATGCTTCCTAATCGTGCGGAACATGGTGCTATTCTCGCTAATGACCTGTGTGGCCGTGGCAATGCTTGTCTGATCGAATTTGTAATGATTCTCGCCAAAGCCGCATTTGCTCGACAATATGTTGAGCATATCTTGCATACCGGTGTTAAACTCTGCTGTGCGCAGCGTCATATCGACCTGTTGCAAAATGTTTCCATCAGATGCGCGATCTTCCGGGAGAACGTAGTAAACCGTTTCGCGCTTATCAAAGACCGGCCTACCGTTGATGTCCTTGGTTGCTTCCGGCTGTACCACGATGCGCTTTTTCCCCAGCACAAACTCATTCACATAACTATCGTATGTAATATCAACGCTTTTGAGCTGGTCGATGGCGGAAGCGAACACTGCAACGCCCATAGGGTTATCTTCATCAGAGTTCGCAATGTTCAGACGGTCAATGACAAACTGCGGCTTGGCGCTTCCTGTGTGGACAACAGGGGGAATTGCTTCAAATCCTCTCACGCTGGTTAATGGGACTTCCTCCGCATCGTACAGGTGGTTTTCAATGTCGTATTCGCCACCGTTCAGCCGATGCACCTGAATGTAGATGTATTCCGTATCATCAACTCGTTTTGTCCATGCAAAAGCGCACTCACGAATAATGCCATTGTCCCACGTCAACGGGTAGATGTTTGCAGCGGTTACATAGTTGATATGAATTCTTCCGGGGTTAGCGATCTCTGCTGTATCAGGGTCAACGCTCATATCCTCCATGATTGGAACATAAGCAACTGTACCAACAGCGGATTTCCGCTCCTGCAATTCATTGGATTTGACTTCCCAGTTATTATCGGCAAGAATCGCATCTACAAATTCCTGCTCCTTCTTGCCCTCAAGCGTGATATTCACGCGCTCGTTCATCAGCAGGTTCGCCCAGTCCTCGCAGACTTTCTTGCCCATGTTGACGGAATATCTGTGGCATTCCAGTTCTTCGATGCCATTCCACACCGTATAACTGTGGAAGTCTTTTACATCGCCGTCATACCATGATTTCCATACATCGATCAGGTCGTAGAATTTGCTATTGATCGTGTCAAAGCCCAATTCTTTAAGTGCTCTGCGAATGTTCACTGTTTCACCGTCCTCATGTGCCCTGCGCGCTCCAATTCCTTGTAGTACGGCTCAATGCTGTACTCAAATGCGTCAAGGCTGTCAATATCAGATGTTCCATCGTCAAGGCGCTCGTCCTCGAACTTGTCAGGATCATAAATTGCAGTTTGCAGTGCATCAATCAAGTGCGGACAGCTGCGCGAAACCTTAAAACGCCCCTGCTTCATCAGCAGCACCACGAGCCTGATTCTATCTGTAATTTGCAGTTTCATTGCGTTCTTGACCTGCGTGCCGAGGTGCATCTTCTGCGCGGTATGATCTAATCCACGAATTAGCACCGTTTCCGCACTGTCTGCCCGCGTCTGGCTGTATCCGTACTTTGCCGTAACCATTTGGCAGAACATAGCAAAGCGCCTATTCAGTTCGTCAGGGTCAATCTCTTCGTTCTTGATGTATTCCTCTTCCAGCGCGGCCACTCGATAATCTTTTGTAATCCCGGTCGCCTGAAACTTTGTCGCGGATTTCGTGCCGCCGAAGTCAACGCCAATGGAAATAACGGAGAACTTTGTATCGTTTTCTTCCGCCCATTTCAACGGATCGTCGATCAAATACTTTTCTGTGTCGTTAGCAAAGTCTTTGTAAACAATGCCCTCGGCAGCTACCCATAATCCGCGCACATACCGGTCATAGAAAATGCCGGCATACATGTTTTCATAGCGCGCAAGCGTTTTCTCGCTCAGACCTGGGTTGTCAGTCATCTCGAAGTGCAGATATAGCGTGTTCCGTTCGCGGTGTCGCTTAATCCACTCCTGATAGAACCAGTGATGCGGGCTGCCGGGGTTACATGAAAACCACAGCTTCGCGCCGTCCACAGAACATCGCGCAAGCGCCTGTTCCACGAACGAGCGTGGCATCAGCACCACTTCGTCCAGCAGCACACCCGCCAGCGTGCGGCCCTGAATCAGCGTATAGCTGGCCTCATCCTTGCCGCCGAACACCTCGAAGTAATTCGTCACGGCACCGCGCCGCACTTCCATAACCTTGTCGCCGCGCCGCCAGCGGATGATATAGCGCTCCTTTGCCAAACTCATCGCCGTAAACGGCACGATGATGTTCTTGGTGCAGCTATCCACCGTGCGTCCACACACGCCGAAACGCTGACCGCTGAAATTCTCCATCGCCCAGTGGACAAACGCCCACATCATAATGGAGGTCTTGCCGGAACGCACAGCGCCGTCACAGATCAGCGCGTCATACTTGGAATAGGGAAAAGCGAGGATTTTCTGCTGTTTTTCACTAATCATCGCTTTCAATCTCCTTTGCCATTTCTTTTAGGCTCTGGCTGAGCGCATCTTCCTTCACCGTGTCGGCAGGGTTGCCGCCGATCATCGCCCACTTGTCGATCAGCGTCCCCATCGCCGTTGTGATCTGGCTGAGATTCGCCGCCGCCAGCTTTTCCGGGTCGTTGAGCATTTCAAGCCCCTTACCGATGAACGAACACACAAGGTCTTTGTGGTCGTTCATGTACTCCATCACATCGGCGGTGTTCTCTTCCTTTTTTTGTTCGCACTTTTCCACAATGTCGGCATTCGCCCGCACAAGGTTCTTGACCGTCGTTGCGGACACACCGTTGATTTTCGCTGTGGCGCAATAGTTATTCGTCTGCACATAGT